ATATTCTTCTTTTTAAAAGGTGTGCTTATCTATGCGCACTTGCATTAAAGTCACTGAAAATTATCTCAATATGGCATATTATAAAACTGCAATCAATCAGTGATACCGATATAAATAGTCAGTGCAAATAATTACTACTTGTTTGACAGGCAGTAATTATTTTTAAATTAATATAAAATTTTCCAAATATTAAGATAAATTTTATTATTGAGGTGTATAATAATATATATCTTTTATCTGGAAATATATGCGAGGGGTGTGTTAAAATGATAAAACTGATAGTTGACAGTACATGCGATATAAATGAGCTGATTACAGATAACTATGAAATTGAAGTAATTCCTTTGGGCATCACTATAGATGAGACTTCATATTTAGACGGAGTTGATATTGATGTAAAAACTGTTTATAAATATATGAAGGAAGGCAAGATTCCCAAGACATCACAGGTCTCTTTCGAATCTGTTTCAAGGGCGATCGAAAAGTGTATTTCAAGCAATGATGATTTTATATACCTGTCTTTTTCGTCCAAAATGTCAGGGACGTACGGCTTTGCAAAAAAAATAATCGATACATATAAAGAAAAATACCCACAGCGCAAAATGGAAGTAATCGATTCAAAGGGCGGTGCCGGGGGTACAGGATTAATTGCTCTTCAGGTACTTAAAATGATTGAAAGGAAGCTTCCTTTTGATATAATAATAAAACATATTCAATTTATGGTTGAACATATAACCTATTATTTTACTATTTCAGATTTGGAATGTTTGTCAAAGGGAGGAAGAATAAGCAGGACGCTTGGATATGTGGGTAATGCGTTAAATATAAAGCCCTATTTAACTGTGGATGACGGCAAGATAGTGCTTTCTAAAATGATACATGGGAGCAAAAAAACAGTTCAGACATTGATAAAAGATGTATACGAAAAAACCTCAAGATTTTCAAATCAAATAATAGGAATTAGTTATGCCGGAGACATTGATGCCGCATTAAACGTACAGCAGAAAATCAAGGAAGCCGTTGAAGGATGCAGAACTACAATTTTTGAAATCGGTGCAGTGTTGGGTTCGCATCTGGGAATAGGAGGCGTTGGAGTTTTTTTCTTTGATGAGAAACCGGAATTTTATGAGATATAATGAAGTAGATTCCATGATGATTGTTGATGAAGCGTTTCTGAAAGTGGATTAAAACTTGAAGAAAATAGCACAGACAAGGCAGCGGCTATGAAGTAATTCGGCGCGGAAAATTTACCTGGGCATCCTGAGATGCCCGGGATTTTTTATATAGCGTACTATTATAAAAGACCTATAATTGTATCACAGATAACTTGCACAATCATAGGATAGAAATGCAGGAATAACAGCTTGTTTATAAATATTCGGCACTATTTTTTATATTTGTATTTGCACACGGTCAACGGGTTGAAATATATGCAATAGTTATCCACTTCTGTGTAAAGTCCGTACTTTGACTGGTAATAATCTAATGCTTCCTTCAGAAACTCTTCAGTCACATCTAAGTATTTAGCAAGCTCATATAAACTTGTACAACATTCAAAGGAAGCCTTAATCAGACTTTTTAAAGTCACCAGTTTTTCAAAAGACCAATTTCTGGCTTGCCTTTCTTGCTTGCGGTTGCAAATGTTTTTTAAATCTACAATATTGCCTTCAGATGTGTAATAGTGGCCGAGTTCCTCAGCAAGGATACATTTCTTTTCTGTAGTAGTATTCAGTTTGCGGCTTATTGCAATGCAATTATCAGAATATAATCCTTTAATATCACTTTTAAAAGTAAACTCTATAACTTCAATACCCTCATCATCTGCTGTCTGTAATAATTCTTCATATGCAGTCATGGTTGTCCTCCCCCGAGAAGTTATTCCTTGGTTTTTCTTTTACTAAGAACATAATTTTTGAAATTCTCAATATCCTCAAGCTCTTCCTCTGTCCAGTCAACGTCAATTTTATCTTTATGTGCTGCTATAGTGTTAACTTGATTGTCAGTTTGTTTGTGTTCGATTCTGCCTTCCCCGAGAGCTTCTGTGTCAATATTAAGTTCTTTGCATATTTTTATGATATTATATATATTTGCCTTATCAACTCCTCTTTTCAATATGGTGTCCATTGTTGAATAGGGCATGTCTATTTTTATTGCAAATTCTCTTAAGCTTTTATACCTATCTAAAATTAAATCTTTTAATTCCAATTCTACTGACACAGTATAATTCCTCCTAAAAATTATTTACAAATGTATTTTAATATAATATTTACGAAAAATCAAGAATTATTTACGAAAATCCAAGAAATATCTATTGACATTAACGAATATTCGTATATAATATAATTTAGGTTAACGAAAATCCGTAAACAAATTATTAAATAGGATATTACATTAACGGAGTTTGATGCGGATAATTAAAGAAAAAGCACAAACATCTGGGGTGTTATCGTATTGAAAGGATAAAGATTAGGAAGGGGAGAGGTAGGATGAAGAAAGATCACATAAGGGATTATGCAACAGAGGCATTCAGATATTATGCCTTCATGGGAAAGCCTCATAAAGAAGATTTGGAAAAAAGATATTATCAAGAAGCTCTTGATGAATATCAGAGAAGACAGCAGTCTGGCGGAACAGGAATCAGTAAACCTACGGAGCAGGCTATTATGTATGCCGAAGGTGTTTTAAGACATAAACAGGCTGAATTATGGGACATACTAGCTGTAGAAAAGACAATTGCACAATTACATACCCTGGAAAGACAAGCTGTTGAAATAGTTTATTTTTTATATGCGAAAGAGGACATGAAAAAGGGCGAGGTTCAAGACAGAGTTAATAAGGCGAGCATTGACATTCCCGCAGGGACAGCCACAGTATATAGATATTTAAAAAAAGCAAGAGATATATTTGCATATGAAAGAGGATTAAGAAGATAATATTTTATTTAAGCTGATAGTAGTAAGGGGTAAGAAACTGATATTATGATATTGTCCAAAGCGATGGCTAATGACATTGCGGTTAAAGACACTGCTTTCTCCGGCGGTGTCTTTTGAATTATACAGATAAAAAATAAAAGACCCTCAAGAATTTTCAAATTTAAGTTGATAGTAGTAAGGGGTAAAAAACTGATATTATGGTATTGTCCAAAGCGATGGCTGATGACACCGCGGCTAAAAACACTGCTTCCTCCAGCGGTGTTTTTTAATTGTACAGATAGAAAACAAAAGATCCTTAAAAAATAATTTTAAATTTAAGTTGATAGTAGTGAGGGGTAAGAAACTGATATTATGGTATTGTCCAAAGCAATGGATAATGATTTTAAGACAGCCATTATTGCTCCTTTATTCACTTAAGGAGTTTTTTGATTACACTGTATAATAATATCTCATTATCCCAGAAATGACGACAAATGCCGCCGCGGGGAGAAAAATATGGAAGAGAGGTATATAGTTATGGCTAAGAAAATAGTTAATATTATTCAACTTGATTTATGAGCTGCTTATATGATTAAGTTACCAATGTAAAATATAACATTTTTACATGTGAACAGGAGTTGGAGGACAGTTCTTGCATTAAAAAGTAAGGCTTTTTCAAGAAAATTCAGAAAAGAGGTGGAATGGAAAAACCGAAACATGATAACTAACATAAAACAAACTATTGTAAATAAGCTCCTTGAATTGTATCCGGCATATACAATTTATGATGAAGATATGCCGCAGGACTTTAATAGACAATCATTTCTGATATCTATTACAAACCAAAGTTATAGCAAGAGATTTGACAATAAATACAAGAGCTCTATATCCTTTGATATTGCATATTTCAGCAATAAAGAGGCAGAGGAAATTAAACCGGATTGCCGGAATATGCAGATGTCCTTGCTCAGAAATTTTGACTTGGCAGGAAAATACAGGGCTTTGAATAAGAAGGCAACAATAACAGACAATGTGCTGCATTTTACCTTTGACATCAATTATTCTGAAATTAAAACAGATGCATCGGAAAAAATGCAGAAACAGCAAATAAATACAAATATCTAAGAAAGAAGGTTAAAAAATGGCAGGAACATGGGAAAATCAAAACAAAATATTACCGGGTGCGTACATAAACTTTCTTACCAGTAACCCGCTGTCTATTACACCAGGTGACAGGGGAACAGTGGCTTTATTACAGGAAATGAGCGTAGGTACAGCCGGAGAAATCTATACGGTTACCGCAACAGAGGGTAATTATCCTGAAGGAGTGGCAGCGACTGATAAGCTGCTGGTAAATGAAGCATTGAAAGGAGCAAAGACTGTACTGGTATATAATTTAGGCTCCGAACATAATGCGGAAGATATTACAAATGCATTATCAGCTCTCAGGACTATTCAGTTCAATGTACTGGCATATCCGTATGACGGTGCGGGCTTTGACACAAATAAGTTAACAATAGCCAGCTGGATAGAATCTATGCGTGATGCTGAAGGAAAAAAGATACAAGGGGTACTTGCTAACTATGTAGCTGATTCAGAAGCTATTATAAATGTTACGCAGGGAGTTAGACTGTCTGACGGAACAACTTTAACAGCAGCACAAGCTGTGGCATGGGCTGCAGGTATAACTGCGGGAGCAGGTGTCAACAAATCAAATACTGGCAGAAAATATGCGGGAGCTGTCGATATAGTACCGCGCATGACAAAGTCAGAAATGGAAGCCGCCATTACTGCAGGTAAATTTATTTTCAAAGTTGATTCAGCTCAGAATGTTACAGCTGTATATGACATCAATTCACTTACTACTGAGACTGTCGACAAGGGAAAAGTATTCAGGAAAAATCGTGTTATAAGAACCTTGGACGGCATAAATAATGATATCGTTGAGATTTTCGAATCAAACTATATAGGCAAAATTAATAATAATGCTGACGGAAGATCTTTGCTTCGTGCAACATTGATTGAATATTTCAATGAACTGCAGAGACTTAACGCAATTCAGAATTTTACGGCCGAGGATGTAACTGTATCTGCTGGGACCGATTCAGATGCAGTTATAATAGATTGTTATATTCAACCTGTTGACAGTGTGGAAAAGATTTATATTACTGTCAATCTGGCATAAGATAGGGAGGTATTTTTATGGATAATAATTACACTAGACTGGCCGATACCATATCGGCAAAAGAAGGCAAAGCCTATATAACTATAGACGGTGTTAACAGGGAGCTTTTTGAAATATCCAGTTTATCAGCTCAGTTGGAACTGAATATTCAGGCAAGAAGAATGTTGGGACATAGAATGACTCAGCATAAGGTGACAGGAGCAGAAGGTACCGGAAGTATGACAATGTACTTTATGAACAGCGGTATGCTGAGACAAGCACTAGATTATATAAAGAAAGGTTCATACAGCGGAATAAAAATACAGGTTAAAAATGAGGACGAGCAGTCTACAGTCGGAGCCCAGGAGGTTGTACTTTTGAATGTATTGTTTGGTACAATACCGGTTGCAACGATTGATGATCAGTCGGATGACCCTGTTACAGTTGATACCGATTTTACATTTGACGATATGGAAGTATTAAGCTATTTCGATTTACCGGAAAATTATAGATAATAACAAAAAATATATTAAATAATCAAGGCTGTTGGAAGATTTCGCCCTGTAAGATATAGAAAGCAGGCAATGGTCAAGTATTCAGATATACGTAGCATTGCCTGCCTTAAAAGTAAAGCAACAGAAGAATCTTTCAGCAGCCTAAAACATTCAAAAGAGTGATTTTAATTATAAAAAAAGAGAGGAATGATTATATGAGTTCATTAAATGCATTTTTAAATCCTGTAAAG